CCTTTGCTTGCTGGGCTAGTTGCTTGCGCAACGAGGCGGTGTCAATGCACGGGACAAAGAAGGAGGAGCCCACGATGAACTTCCCCCACTCTATCTCGATCTGAACACCCTCCGTTTCAATCGGCTTGATCATCACCTGCAGCCAGCACCGCTTCGCTGTCGAATACGTGGTGCATGTTGTCGTCGATCATCAACACGTTCACGGGCGGGGATGCAACCATCGTGCCTTTTCCGATACGTTTCTTTGTAGCAGTGATGTTCACGCCAGTGTTGCGCAGGTTGTTCACGGTGTCGTGGTAACTGACCTGATTCTTGGCGCACCATTCCTTGAACTTCTTTTGCACGATGTACAGATACTTCGTGTCCGGCTCGTAACGGATCAGCAGTTCGCCGCGTGGTTCACGCATCGGTGGCGTTGGAAGCCCGTTATCTGCCGCGCCATCACGGATAATCAGGATGTTGTTGATGTTGGCTGCGATGAACGAACCCAGTGCGCCAGCGCCGTCCGTTGTGTTGCCGTTCTTGACTTCGCCCTTGCCAGCCTTCAGGAACACGACAAGCCAGTTGAAGATGCGCTTGACATCGATGTCGATCAGTTGCAGTTGGTTGGCAATCAGGCCCCCGGTGATAGCCAGCGCCGCGATGTTGGACCAGAAGCGTTCACGTTGGCCAAGCCCTGCAGCAGCGTCCAGCCGCAGTTGAACGTCACGCAGAATGTCCAGCACATCGGGCAGGTTCTCGACCACGTACTTGATGAACACCTCTCCGGCATGGCCGTAGTTATCGGTCAGTCGGCCGAACAGCGCATCGGTGTATTCCTTGGAATGGGTGTTGGTCTGGTGAATCCGCAGCTCAATGATCCGCATCATCTCGCCTTCAGGGAAATCCTTCAGGGCGTACAGCTTGTCGTACAAGCTGCTGTTCGATGACGTGATGGCCACCAAACGCCAGAAGGTATGGTTCAGCCGCTCAGCGTTGGACTGGGACTCCATGCGGTTCTTGCCGCGCCCCTGCGTGATGGCGTACGCCAGTTGGCTGATGATCTCCTCCTTCATGTTGGTGATCTCATCAATCGTGGCGGGCAAGTTATTCAACACACCGAAGCGGTGAATCTTGGCGTTGTACGTGTCATCGTTTTGCAGCAGCAGGTCAAAGGGCTTGCCCCATATGCTGTTAATCACCATCTGCACGGTGGACTTACCCGTACCAGAGCCGGGGCTCATCAAGTTGACAATACCGCCGCGCACCTGTGTGAAGGGCATCAACACGCTGCCGAACCCAAGGAACAGCGCAAAGGCTTGCGCCTCCATGCCGGGGTTGTTGTAGAAGTTCGCAATCGTGCGCCATTCGTTCAGGTCACCCTTCTTGGTGAGCAAGCTGCATGTCTGCATGATGGCCCGGGATGGTGGGCTGTACCGCACACCGTCTGCCGAAATCTCCCGGTCCCCGATGATGAATGTCTTTTCTTCTGTCCAGCCAAATTGGCTGCGGACTGTTTCTGCTTGTCCCATATGTTGCAATTCCTTTAACCAGCGTTGTATGTAAAACATGAGGGGGTCGATGGTCTTGCCAAGGGCCATGATGCCCTGCGCCGCAATCGTGTCCCTGAACCTGTCTTTCGATGTGGCATCTGTCAGCGGGATAGAAAACTCCCGGACGCCATCTTTGGGCAGGTGCAAACGCAACCACAGCACTTCGCCCTGCTCTTGGTCAAACATGCGCTTGACCACGTAGAAATCGTTTTCGTAGATCAGCTTGTCGTCTGATACCCCGGCATCATTGGGTGTGCCCTTGAGGTATATGCCGCCATGCTTGCCACGGAAAAACGGAAAAGGGTACGTAGGGATGATGTACGTGCGGGTGTCGTGTGAGTTGGCATCCTCGGCCTGCACCACGTTGTCTTCCTCGGTGGCAGCGGCAATCTCTTTGCCCAGCACGATCGGTGACCCAAACTTGCCTTTGTGGGGGCACTGGGTGCACACGCCGGGGTTCAGGGAGTCGAAGGTGTCGCAGGTGTATGGGCCCTTGGTCAGCCCTGCCTTGTAAGCCGTGTCGGACGGGTCGTACTGCGGGTGGTTGTGCGACATCTCATGGATGGCGGTAGCTTCGTCTTCACACAAGTGTGCAATGGACAAGCCTGCTCTCCACAGGGGCTCCTCGATGTTCGCTTGGTCCGCCATGATGTGGTTGAGCTGTGCACAACCTTGCAGGCCCATAGCGACGATCTTGTGGAACTTGTAGATGTTGTTCTGGCCCATGAGGGCCTTCGTGGTGTTGTCCATGCCCGCACTCTTGATGTGGTCGGGCACTTCAAAGGGCAACGCGTCTTCATGCTGGCTGGGCTCGGGTGCACCCAGAGCTTTGGCAAACTCGAACAGGTCGATCAAGCCATCACCACTGATGTACTCCACAGGCAGCGGGGCATCGGGGTTCTTGAAGTTGGTGGTCTCTGGTACGCGCAGGATACGCGCAACATCGGTCGTGCAGGAGGGGTCAGCGTACAGGCTGCGTTCGGTACACACGGCTTTGAGGCGGTTGGCCACAGGCAACCACATGTCTTTTGAAATGCTCTCAGGCAGTACCCAGTAGGCGTGCACCCCGTTGCCGGAATTAACGCAGATGGGCTGTGGGAGATTCAGGTCGCTGCAAAACTGACCCAGTGCCGCCATTGCCAGCTCACGCGTTGCGTATTCCTTGGTAAGGCCGCAATCCAAATCAAGCCAGAAGGCTCTAGCTTTCGTGGCGTTCGCGGCCAACCTACGGGGTGGCTGCATATCTGGGTCGAAGCTGAACATCGCAAAATAGGTGTCAGCTTGGGCTTGGTGAATCCCGTCAACTTCTTGCACCAATGATGGCAAGCTATCTGCGAACCGTGTACGAATTTTCCCCTGCTTAATGCCGACTGCACAGTATGTCCCTGTCTCCGCAAGAACCGTGCTTAGGAATTCGGTCAGTGTCATGGCAGGAATTGGTTATTGTTTGTCGAGGAAGCGGGTCAGCTTGGCGGCGATTTCTGGCTTTGGGTTGAAGTCCCCCATGAACCACGCGTACACAGTCACAGTGCTCACACCTGCGATCTTGGCAACCTCTTTCACAGAGACGCCCTTCTTGATACATGCTCGCCCAATCTTGACGCCGATCTTTTTGCCATCAGCAGCCTTGTTTTTCTCAACAAGGGAAACGGTGTATCCGATCATTCTTTTCTTTCGTTAGGTGGGGGTACTCGCTGCGTCTGTAAACGCATCCATCAACCGTAGCGTCAAAACGCAGTTTCTGTGATGGGTAGGGCGCACAGCATCCGCTTTCCCCCCGGAACCATTACTCGGCGTCGTCAGCCCAGTCTTCGAGGACCGAGGCCACATCTTTCACTTCGGCCTTCTTGGCGGACGTGCGCTTGACGGGCTCATCCACTGCATCGACTGGTTTGGCTTTGGTCTTGGCAGCGATCTGCTCGTATTCAGGGCCGTCTTCCTCTTTTGTCAGCTCACCCATAGGGCGTGCGCCAGCGAACGGGCTACCTGTCGGCTTGGTTTCGCCATCCATCTGTGTCACGGTCATGGTGACTGCGTTCAGTGCATCAGGTGTATCGCCTTGCAACTTGGCAGAGGCCATCTCTTCAACGCTCAACGGACGCATCGCACGGAAGGTCAGCTTGGGTGTGGCGCTGGCTGTGTCGAAACGCATCTCTGTCACCACGGCCGTCACGGGGATACCGTGGCCACCCAAGAACTTGGCGTACTGCTGCAAGGGCATCTTGCCGTTGTCACCTGTACCGAAGATCGACTGTGCTGGCAGGGTCAACTGATACACATCACCTTCGAGGTTGTTCTCCAACACCACGGCGAGGCGGTGGCTGAATCGGCAAGCGCGGCTGTCACCTTGACCAGAACCTTTGATGTTCTGTGGGCAGTTGGCGCAGTTGGGGGACTGCTTGTTCTTGGAGTCTGCAGCGGGTGTGACGCCATCGTTGGAGTAGCAAGCGGGGGCGGCGTTTTGGCCTTCCACATACGTGCCAGCGTAGTAGCTGCGGCTGGTCTTCTCAGCGGAGCGAACCAACACCACGTTCATAGCGCGGTCGTCATTCTGTGCAACCTCTTTGCCGCCAACGATCATGCGGAACACACCGCCACGAATGGAGATGCGCTTGCCCGTACCGCCACCCATCAGGGCTTTGGTCGTTGCGTCGAGTTCGAGGCCACGCAGGTGGGCGGGGAGGGCGTTGCCACCTTGGGCGAACAGGGTCATTTCGTTACTCATTTAGAGTTCTCCTTGGTTAAAAACTGATTGACGATTGATACGTCCATGTTGAAAAATTTGGCAAGCTCACTACCGAAAAAACGATAGCTCTTACCTACGCGAATGTAAGGAATACGCTTGGTCTCGTCTTCCTCACGGATCATTGTGTGAATAGTTGACGGGGCGACCTGCAATAGCTTCGCCACCTGCGCCAACGTCAGGGCAGTTTCCATTTAGCTTCTCCGTACCGTTACAGTGTACTTGTTGTCCACGTTCAAACCAGTGGGCATGAGGTCCGGGTTTTCACGTAGAAAGTTTTTCATGTTGAGCTGCGATATGCGGCGCTCCACGAGATCAAGCGCATCGTTGTCCCGGATGAACTTGTGCATTGCTGCCCAGTCGCCAGTCCAGTACCTCGTTTGCACTGATTTGATTGCAGTGCCGTGTGCAGTCTTGATACTGTCGGCACCTGTTGCTTTGCAAACCTCAAGCAAGCTGGACTCTACGAGGTCCATCTGCTCCTTGATCTTGCCGTCTTCTTCCTCGAACGCAGCTTTGAGCTGTGCTCGCTTGTCACGCATCTTTATGTAGACGTTGACAAGTTTGTCTGCCGTTATGCTCATGGTCTTCCTTTCGTTGTTTTGGGTAATGATACACAGTAATCTTTATCTTGTAAAGGTGGGTCAAGATTTATTTTCAACTCCTTCCGCAAAAGTTTCTCGGTACAGTTCCATCAGGCTGAACTGCGCTTCTTCCTTAGACTCCAGTGCCCGGTACAGCTTGGACTCCACTGGGCTTCCTTGGAGCTTGACGACCAGACACTTGTTCTTTTGCCCGGCACGGTGAACACGGGCGTTGGCCTGTGCGTAGGTTTCGTATGAGGTGATGGGTGCCCACCACACCACGGTATTGGCCGCGTGCAGAGTGACACCGTGTGACGCAGCTTGGGGCTGGATGACCAGCACTCGTGGGTCGTCAGTCTCCTGAAAGCGTTTGAAGATGTCCGTGCGCCGCCCTGCGGATACCCCGCCGTGGATGACCTCCACAGTGATGCCATCCTTACGAAGTGCTTCGTACAGAATCTCGATCGTGTGCCGGAACGGCACGAACACCAGCACCTTGTGGCTGGACTCCTCGATCACCTCCTTGAGCACGCTCATGCGGTTGGTGGAGTCAAACGAAACCACCTCGCCAGTATCGGAATAAACTGCGCCACACGCAATCTGCAGCAGCTTGTTGAGCTTGGCAGCGGCGTTGACCGCAGTGACTTCTTCCCCGGCAGCTTGCATGGCCATGACCTTGCGGAGCTTCTCGTAGTACTTGATCTGCTGCGTAGTCAGGGGCACTTCACGCTCGGTGTACAGCAGGTCCGGCAGGTCCAAGCATTCGTCCTTGGTGAATCGGATGGCGGGCTGTAGCAGGGAGTTGACAATTTGCTGGGCTTCCTTCTTCGGTGCCCACTTGAACTGCGTGATCTTGTTCATCACCTGATCTCGGTACAGTGTGAAGCTGCGCGGCGCGGCCGATGGGTTGAGCATCTTGGCCAGACCGTAGGCATCCAAAGGGGACTGCGAGGCGGGGGTGCCTGTCAGCATCCACAACCACGTGTTGGGCTGGATGATCTTGTTGAGCGACTTCCACCGGGCAGTAGATGCAGTCTTGTATGCGTTCGCTTCATCGACCACCACCATGTCAAACCCGGCAGCGGCGATCTCGTCTTCCACAATGCTGATGCCATCAAAGTTGATGATGACAAACTCCGCATCCGAGTTGATGATCTTGATGCGTTTCTCCTTACTGCCGTAGGCCACGCCCACCTTGCGGTGCATCGCGGCTTTGAAGATGTCGGCCTGCCATGCGGACTGCATGATGGACAGGGGGCAGATGACCAGCACCCGTTTGATCTGCTTGAGGTTCATCAAGTAATCTGCGGCCCATGTGACAGACATGGTTTTGCCAGTGCCGGGGTCATTGAAACAAAACGCCCTGCGGTGCAGGGTCAGGAAAGCAGAGGTCTGCTTCTGGTGCACGAACGGATCGTAGATACCGGGCCAGCCGTACTTGGCGATGATGGGGGACGGCACGTTCTTGATCTTGAGGTTCTTCAAAACCTGTGCTTCTTCCAGCCCCCAGTGAACCATCACCGTGCTGACCGGGCCGTCTTCGACCAACGCGCTTTTGGGGATGACGCTCAAGACCTTATGCGGATTCTTGAGCCGCAGTTTTAAAGCCTTGCCTTGAATGATTTCCATGTGTTCTCCAATGCAGAATATCCTGAAAGTGGAATCCACGTTCAGGTCTGAGGTTGGCACCTTACGGGTGCCACTCGGTCAAACCATCCCAGAACGAAAGGAACTTAGGGCTTTTGACTGGTACGGTTTAAGGGTTCAAATCTTGAAACACCCCCACAGCCCCACTCATACCTGACGGGCTGCGTATTGCGAATTTACTTGGGCTTATTCTTTTTCACGGTGTGGTCGCTGTTGCGACTGAACGACCTGTTTGCTGCAGCGGTCTTGAGCTGCAGGTTGCTTTTGTTGGTGCTGCCACCCTTAGATAGTGGGCGCTTGTGGTCAATATCCTTGCCCTTGCGGTCGATACCTTCTCGGTCATACAGGTCCCGGGCGTTTTCTCTTTTGCGTCTTGCATCTGCTTCACTCTCTCCACGTGCCAGTTGTTGCTGGTACTCTTTCTTATACGGTCTTGGTTTGTTTACGAATGGCATATCACTTCCTTCCACAATGGGTGCATGATGTCACCCAGCAGTATTGTTTGCACAGGCCGTTGGGTTTTGCATTCCACACGCCTGAACTGTACGCGCCTTCCAGCATGGTGATCGTTGGCATCCAGTTGCCCCAATACCGATGCTGTTGCTGCGCTTCATAGACTGTAGGGACAAATTTGCCCTCGGTCAAGAACAACAATCCACCCTTGACCACGGTGATCTTGGGGAAGATTTTGAACACGGCCAGCGCCATCAATTCAAGCTGGCCAAGGTCTGCATACTTCGATTTACCAAGCTTGTAGTCGATGACCCGGGCCTCGCCCTTTTCTTCGTTGACGATCAGCAGGTCAGCCACACCACGGAACCAGCACTCTTTGTCAAAGAAGTCGCATGGCTCCAAGGCTTCCGTCAGCGCCACCTTGAATTCGCAGTACTTATCGCCGGGAATCTTGATGAGGCTGTCCAGCGCGGGCTTGATGAAATCGTATTTGGCGGGTATAGGGGTGCCATCCCGCACGTAGAACTCAGCAACGGAGTGCACCTCCTTGCCATACATGGCAGCTTCGCCTTCCGGCTCCTTCACGTCCTTGACCACCTTGGCGTGGTAGAACTTCTTGGGGCAGGTCGTGAAGGTCTTCAGGCTACTGAAGCTCCATGCTGGGATGGTGGGCATTTGGTTCCTTAGCAATCACCGTAACTGTCGCCCATGCCGCTTTCGCAGTTGACAGGCAACCCTTCAGCCCACACAGGAACCCAACGCATGCAGGTTTCCACATAAGCACGTGCTTCATCGGCTTCTTCCCGCCTCGCAATGATACCGATGGCATCATGCACGGTAAGGACAACCTTGTACCGTTTGGCGATTTTCAGCATTTGTTCCCCGATGATACACCTCGCCACGGCTTGTGTGAAGTTCTCAACGACCTTGCCACCATAAATTTTATTGGGTCCGGTGCGGGTGTCGTACACGAACTGCCGCTTGCCTTCTGCATCAGCCACCTCACGGATGCCGTTGTAGAAGATGTGCAGGCCGTTGGGCAGCAGGATACCCTTGTCGTCCACCGTGAGCAGGCCGTTGTGGCATAGCTTCATGGTCTGGCCCCGTGTCATGCACCTCAAGGCTTCTTGCGACTCCCGCCAAAGCTGCGGGATTTTTGGATAGCGCGAACGATAGACCGAAATAATACGCGCACACTCATCGGTGGACAGGTCAGTACCAAATGTTTTGAGCTGAGCTTGGAACTTCGGACCACCCATCCCGTACCCTGCGCCGAGAATCGTAGTCTTACCCACGAATCTTTCCTCTTTCGTAATCTCTTCTTCAGCCTTGCCGTATATAGCTGCCGCCATGATTTTGTAAACATCTTCGCCCCTTGCAAACGATTCCACCAAGTCATCCTGCTCAGCCTCCCACGCCAGCGTCCGCGCTTCGATCTGCGAAGAGTCCGCATCGATGAACACGTAGCCCTCGGGGGCGAGGATCGCCTTCTTGAGCTTGCCTGCGTTGGGCCCACGGCTTGGCAGGTTCTGCAGATTCACAGAGTCCGAGCCACCCCAGCGCCCTGTGTGGGCCGCATAGTATTTCAGCGGCACGGGGAACACCCCGTTACGCCGCCCGATGTCGATGAACCGCTGTGTGCGTGATTCTTCCAGCGTGGATTTAGTACCCAGACGCGCAGCGCACAGTGATTGCACCCGCACATCCTCGTGCTGCAGCAGGGCCTTGAACGGCTCATCGCTCTTGGCAAAGGCGTAGGTTTCCTTGCCTGTGGTCATGCTGATCTTCATCGGGATGTTGGGCACCACACGCTTACCTTCCTCATCAACCAGAGCTTCAAGGATGGCAGCGAACTTGGGGTTGCTCATCAGCTCCTTGCGGATGCCCGCACGGGTCTCTTCATCCCCGAGGATTTGCTTGAGGGCCAAGTCCTTACGGCCGATCGCGCTCAGTGCGTTGACCAAGTGCCCCTGCTTTTGTGCAGCGGTGTCTTCGAGGTGCAGCTCCAGCGCCCGGTCATCCAGCCTGAGTACGGGCTCCACGTACATCTTCAGCGTCAGGTCGATCAGCTTGAGTTCGATGGGCGGAAAGCCTGCAGTCATCATCTTGTGGAAAATGGTGTGCGTCAGCTCCACGTCGTTTTTGCAATACTCGCCGTATTGCACAAGCTGGGAGGGGGAGAACTGGTGGGTTCGTTTGCCCTTGGCATCCAGCACCTCGGTTCCTTTGACGCCCGCACCGTACCGCTCGGCCATCGCCTTGAGGGAGCCCCCAGCTTCAACGCCGTGCAGGGCGCGGCCCATCGACAGGGTGTCCAGCCAGCCCTTGGGTTTGACGCCGTACTTCCACGACATGATGGCACCATCGAACATGGTGTTGTGCGCCAGCACAAACGAGTCTGCCCATGGCAAGCTGCGCAAGGTGTCTTGCAGGTCATTGGGGACCCGGCACCCAGACCGTACGCGCATCGTTGATCTTGTAGGCAAACCCAATCGCTTCAAAGCGGTCGTCGTTGACGTACTGCTCGGTGCTCAGCTTGGTCAGGCTGTAGTCGCTGTCGTAGTACGTTTCAAAATCGATTGTGATCAGCTTAGCCACGTTTGAACCCCTGCATTCTGGCTTCGATTGCATCATCGATCATCGACCGGATTTGGGGGTTGGCAGTGGTGGTTGCGGTGTTGGCGATGGTGACACCCGTGTGGCCGACAACCCCGTGGGCTGGGCTATTGGCGAACAGTTGTTGTGGTGTGATGTTTTGGTATACGGCGTTTATGTTGTTTCCCGCGCTGGACATAGCTTTTGCATCCCGCATCAGGCCACTTGTTTTCACGTCCGCGCCAACCAAAAGATTCTTGAGCATGCTCTTGTACTCGCGGTCACGATAGACTTCACGGTACTTGGCCAGCATCAGGTCAATTTCAAACTGGTCGTACGCCCACAGCACGTTGCGGCCACTCGTGGAGTTCGAACCTTCCCACGCCCCAGCGTAGCGCTCCAGTGATTCGCACAGCGAGTTCCATCGCCCGTAGTGTTCAAACTCATCTGGGTTGCTGTCCATCCGCTGCAGCACCAGCTTTACAAAATCGCATGGCTCGTTCATAGCGCCACCAACCTTTCTTCAAGTTCATCAAGGCAAGTCTCGTTCACCAAGCACGCGAACCCACCAGCGGCAGCGATCGCATTCAACTCACGCTCTTGCAGCGCTGTTGCTTTACCGTACCCAGCCTTACACTCGATGGCAATAAACTTGCCGTTCTTGCAGCCGATGATGTCGGGGATACCCGAGCGCCCCAGCCCCATGCCCGGAGGCATGAAGTAATAGATGCCGTGGTTGACCAGCATCTTGCGCACAGCGGCTTTGACTTTGCCTTCAGGACCTGTCGCCATGCTGCACCTCCTTGAGCTTTTGCATGTAGTGCTCGGCCTTGCCAGCGTCATCGCTGCCTTCTTTTCGCCCAGCACGCAGGCTGTATTTAACTATGTTGCCTTTAAGAAACCCCTTGAACTCCTCGCGTGTCATTACTGCCTCCATGATGTGCCAAGGCTGGATCGGCATGTCCTTGTAGTGGCTACCGCTGACCTGTACGTCATCGGCCGAGGTGCCGTTCGTGCCCTCGTTGAGTCTGGCGTTGATACGCCCTGCGCCGAGCATGTAAACAAGCTCCTGCTCTTCTGCTTCGGTTAGGGTTGTTGCAAGGTCAGGGAACAATTCCATCTGCGCTGTGTTTGGGATCGGGTTCATTTCACTCTCCTTTGGTTATCAGGTCGGGGGCAATTGTCTGGGGGCACGATGACACACCAGATGGCTATTGGTGGGTTGCGGCCATGCCGCATCCACCTGTCTATGTAAGCGTCAGGCATCTTAGCTAGGCGCTTGCGGATGCTGCTGGGCTCACGCTCAAGGTTGTTGGCAATTGTGCCCACATCCAACCCGTCAGGGCTGGCTCTGAGTAGTGTGCGCACGGACTGTGTGGCGTTGGTTCTCATAGCTCGTGCTTGTTGAGGGATGGTTTGATTTTCGGGTGCGCCCGGCTGTGGATGCTGAACGCTTTATAGGCCACCAAGTTTTCTTCGGGAGTCAGGTGCGCATAGGTCTGCGGTGTCTTTGGTTTGAAGGCGGTGTCCTTTCTAAAAATACTCGGCCGTTGGTTGTGCTTCCAGTGGAAGGGCGAGTCGGGGTGGCATTTACATTTCATTTTTTCATGTTCCTTACATATACCGCAAAGGACGCAGCGGTATCCCCAAGAGACTTCATCTTGTCGAACTCTAGGGCAACTTCTTCCAGCGTCTCGTTACGCACAACCTGCTGGAACGTAATGGCAAACATGCGCTCCTTTGCGGTGTCAACGTAGTCTTGAATGTCATCGTCATCATTCATCATCTGTTCTCCGAGGGTACGAATTTAAACGCCTTGTTTGCGTTGATCAGCCCATACGGGCTGGCAGTAAAGTTATGCCCCTTGTAGCAGTCATAGCAGTATTGCGTTGGCGACTTGATGTCGCACTTGCACTTGCGGCAAAACTTCCACGGCTTGCGCTTGATGGCTTTCTCACGTTCTTCGGGGGTCATGGCTTCCTCATTTCCAGCATCAATTGGCGGCAGTCGTTCCAGCCTGCGGCGTATGCAGGCAGCTCGTCCTCATTCGGCCCAATAGCATCGGGGACGGCTGGCTGTGGTGGCTGCTCTGCCAGTGCTTCTCGCACTCTGCGCTTTGCATCCGGTTGATTGGCCAGCCACTTGCTTAGACCCTTGCAGTCATCTTGCAAAAGACCGGGAGGCCAGCCTGTTTTACCGCCGTTGTTTTCGGTTGTTGTCATCTGCTCTGGCTCATAGTCCAACCCCAGCTCACGGGCGTTCTCTGCCATCTTGTTGAGGGCTTCGTCTGCTTTATCCCACGCACCAAAATACTTTGACCCGTTATCTTGTAACGGGCGATAGGGCCGTTTGGGCCAACCAGCCACCACATCCTGCCGTACAAGCAAAGCAAAGCGCCGTATCTCAGGCGTCATTTCTTTGATCTCAGCCTCGGCACCGAGCCGGTCCAGCTTATCAATAATTCTTTCAGTCATGTGTTCTTCTCCAATACGATGCGCTCTAGCACTTTCATTGACCCGCACAGGTCATCATGCAGATAGTCAGGCATTTGTGTTTGTTGGCTGAGTGCCCACGACTCCATCGCAGACAGCAGCTTGATGGCTTGCAGGGCTTCTTCTTTGGTCATGTGTTCTCCTTGATTGCATAGTCATGAAATATCGCCCCCTTGCTTGCGTCACCAACCTTGCAGGACTTGACCCAGACGTTCTTGCCTGTTTTTAGCCTTCTCAGGTGGCCTCTGCGCTCATGCAGTCGGGGTGATGCGTGTGTTCCCCCTTTGGACTCTTGGCGGGGCTTAGATGGCTCAATCC